AAGTTGTAGAAGGACAAGAGGTAGATGTACCTTTAAATCCCTTAGAGAAATTACAACAAGAACAAGAAAAATCTTCTGATGAAAGTGAAAAAGAAGAACATAAACGAACTTATAAAAAAGAAAAAGATCATGGGACAGATATATCTTATGAGAATGAAGTAAAATATGATGTAGAAACTAAACCTACTGAAAAAATACCTTCATATTCAGAAGAAATGCCTTATTCTGTTAAAGTTCGTAAAAGAATTCAGAAAGAAGTAGCAAAAAGAGCAGAAGCTGAACAAAGAATAGTTGATTTAGAACAAAAAATAAATTCTATGGAAAAAAGAACTTATGATATGGCTAATAAATCACTTTCTAATCAAGCTACTGCAGTGTCAAATGAATTAAAATCAGCAATTGAAGAAGGAAATACAGAAAAACAAGTTAAATTGTATGAAAATCTTGCTGAAATTAGAAGTCAAATGACAAAAACTGAAGATTATGCTGCTAGAGTACCTAAAGTTACGGAGAAAAAAGATAAAGCTCCACCTTTAGCTTCTGAATGGGTAAAAGAAAATTCACAATGGTTTAATAAGCCTGGTTTTAGAAAAGAAACTGCAATGGCTTATGGAATTGATGCTGAATTAACTGAAGAAGGTTGGGATGTGCATGATCCTGGTTATTATGATGAAATGAATAAAAGACTAAAAGCAAGTGGTCTTGGTTATTTTATTAAATCAGAAGAAAACACTTCCAAAAGTAATCAAAATGTAGTACAAAAAACTAACAGAGTGCAATCTCCGGTTGCTGGAGTTTCTCGTAAAAAAGGAACAAGTAGTAATAGAGTTAAGCTCACAAGTGATGATCTTACCACTGCTAAAAACTTTGGTATTAACATTAATGATGAAGCAGCACTAAAACGATTTGCTAAAGAAGTAAAAGATTTTAGCGATCAAAATACAGGAACGTAAAGGAGCCTGACATGAATAAAACAAATAAAATAAACAACGAAACTAGAGTAGAAAAATCTGCAACAGTTTCAAAATGGCGACCTAGTAACTTATTAGAAGCGCCTGATCCACGACCTGGCATGAAACAAAGATGGATTGCCACTATGGTCTTGGGACAGGAAACGCCGACAAATGTAGCTAAACGATTGAGAGAAGGTTGGCAACCAAGAGACATTAAAACTGTCAAAAATGGTCAACACTTTCCAACGATAGAACATGGCAGATTTGCGGGATGTATAGGTATAGAAGGAATGGTACTCTGTGAAATGCCAGAAGAAATGGTAAATCAACGTAATGAATATTACGCAAAAATGACTGAAAATTTAATGAGTTCAGTTCAACAAGATAAGAATAGAGTAGAATCACCTGGACAACCCATACAAAGGTCTTATAAAAGTTCTGTTACTAGAGGCGGCATGAAAGAGTAACAAACTAACTATGGAGACAAATAACTATGGCAAACGTAGATGCACCTAACGGTTTCACACCGTTAAGACATTTAACAGGCGGTGTTATAAGAAGTAATGAATATCTAATTGCAAACGGCTATGCAGCTAATCTTGCAAGTGGTGATATTGTTGCACTTCATACCGATGGTACAATCATCAGAGGAACAGCGGGCGGAGTAGTGCTCGGAGTTTTTCATGGTGTTGAGTACATCGATAATGACACAGGCGATGTTAAATTTAAGAAAGTTTGGAACAATGCAACAACTGCTAAATCGAGTGATTCGATTAAAGCATATGTTTACGATGATCCAAACATAACATACAAGATTCAATGTAATGGAACTTTCGCAAACGCAAATGTTGGCGAATTAGCGAATATTACTATTGGAACTTATAACTCAACATACGGACATTCAACTGACGAATTGGATATCTCAACTCTTGCAGCAACTGCAAAATCATTGAGAGTTCTACGGTTAATTGATTATCCTAACAACGCAGTTGGCGCTGATGCTGATGTAGAAGTGGTAATTAACCTATCTCTATACGGTACTCGTACGGCTGGTATTTAACCTATAGGAGTATAATACAATGGCTTTAAATAGAGCACTATTTACCAAACAGCTCAATCTAGGTTTAAATACCGTGTTTGGTATGGAATATGATAGATATCCTGAACAATGGAGAGCTTTATATTCTACTGAGCAATCAATGAAAGCATTCGAAGAAGATGTACAAATGATCGGATTCGGTGCTGCACCAACCAAAGCTGAAGGTGCCATGATCAATTATGATTCTGGCAGAGAAGGCTTTGTTTCTAGGTATGTGCATGAAACTGTCGCTTTAGCATTCGCAATAACTGAGGAAGCTGAAGAAGATGGCTTGTACGGTTCTCTAGGCGCTAAATACGCAAGAGCACTAGCAAGATCAATGCAACAAACTAAAGAAGTAAAAGGCGCAAATGTTTTCAATAACGCAACTGGCACATCAGTTGGTGGAGACGGAGTATCATTATTAAATGGTTCTCATCCACTAGGTGGTGGCGGTACTGCTTCTAATACATTAGCTACTGCTGCAGATTTATCTGAAACGTCTTTAGAGACACTTTTAGTTCAAATCTCAACAGCTGTTGATGACAGAAGTATTCCTGTTGCTTTATCTGGAAGAAAACTTGCGGTTCCACCTCAATTGGTGTTTATTGCAGAAAGAATCCTTAAGTCTAATTTAAGACCGGGAACTGCTGACAATGACATCAACGCAATGAGAAATATGGGTATGATCCCTGAAGGTGTTGTAGTAAATCAAAGATTTACTGACCCTGATCAATACTTCATATTAACTGATTGCCCAGATGGAATGAAACACTTTGTTAGAGCACCAATCAAAAAAGCTGTAGAAGGCGATTTTGAAACTGGTAACTTGAGATACAAAGTTAGAGAAAGATATTCTTTCGGTTTCACTGACTGGAGAGGTGTATACGGTTCCGAAGGAGCTGCGTAATCACTAATCACTACTAGGCGCTTCGGCGCCTAGTAACCCAAACGACTGCGCAAGCAGACTATTTTTTAAAGGAGGATAGACTTATGGGAAAAACAACATTTTCGGGTCCGGTATTAGCTGGTAGTATTAATGAAACTACTGGTAGCACTTTAGGCTCGAATGTAAAAAACACTGGCTATGTAACAATGGCACAAGGTAAAGATGTTACAATTACTGGAGCAACAGCAAATACAAATGTTGCTGTAATTCCTGCTAATTCACAAATTTTATTTGTGCATGTAGATGTTACTGAAGTATCAAATGATACAAATGCTGCAACTTTTTCAGTAGGAACAACTTCGAATGCTACTGCATTCACTGCTGCTGCAAACTGTAAAGCTTTAGGAAGAACATCACAATCTTCTGCAGCTTTAGGTTTAATGGCAAACGTTGGAGCTTCTGATATTAAAGTAGTAGGTGTATTTACTGGTACAGATGGCGATGGTAATACAGGAGCTATAACAACTTCTGTTACTTACGTTCAAGATAATCATCTGCAAAGAGTATTTACAATAGCTTAATAATAATTTAGGGGGCCTTCGGGCCTCCTTTTATTGGAGAATTATGGAATTAAATTTAGATTTTTTATATGAACCAGCTAAAGCTTTAAAAAATTTTGCTAAAAAAAATGATGAATTAATTAAAGTTAAAGATAAAGAAGTAACTGAATTAAAAGATGATGATAAAGAAACTGATATAGCAACAAAAGCAATATTAGAAACAGGTGGTGATGCTAAAGTATATGAAGAAAGTCATCAAAAAGATGAAGGAATTATTACTACAAAAGATAAACAAAAAGAACTAGAAAAAGATACCGAAGAATCATTAGAAGAAAAATTAGAAAATATAGAAAAAGTAATAGACACATTTAGTGGAGGATCAACAGTAATAGATAGTGAAGGTATTGGACAAGCTCCAAGTGTAAATTTAAATCAAATACCATTAGATTTAGGAAATGTTCAAGCTAAAGCTTATCAAGCAGAATACTTAAAACCAAGCACTGTTCATGATGACAGAATTGCTCTATTATATGATAACTTAAAAAAATATAATTTAATATAGGAGAAAAAATGGCAGGATCGGATATATTTGCAAATTCAGCAAGTGGAAATACTATTAATAATACTACAGCCACTTTATTTGCTGGTCCCATTAGACTTAAAGGTTTTATAATTGAACCTAATGTTACTACTGGAACTCTTACTTTTATAGATGGTGGAACTGATGTATTTGAAGTAACTACAGGAAATGTAAGTGCGGGTGCTTCAACTGTTCAATTAAATCTTCCAGCAGAAGGTATAAAATTTGGAACAAGTTTACAAGCTAAAGCTTCAGTTAATGGTGCTATAT